CAGCTTGAGGACCATCCGGACTTTATTGAGAGAATCAAGTACTCTCAGCTAGGAGTACTTACTGCAGACCTGATAGCAGCTCTCTTTGGCTTGCCAAAGATTGTTGTTCCAGGTGTTGGATACAATTCCGGAGTTCCTGGTGGAACTGAGACCCTTGCGTATCTGTGGGGTAAGGATGTCATCCTTGCCTTCGTGGGTCCAGCAGCTCTCAAGAGGCCAAACTTCGCGTATGAGTTTGTCTGGCGCTATCGTGGTGGACAAACTCAGGTTGTTGATCGTTGGCGCGAGGAGCCACGTAAGGCTGATATAATTCGTGTCAGCAGACGATACGACCTCCGATTCGTCGTTGTTGATGGCGCTGGTCTTAGCACCGGTGGATATCTGATCAAGACGGCGGTTGCCTAATGCCCGGTGGTAAGGTATCCTACGTTGCTCCCCATGCCAAGAGGTCTGTCGGTCAGACTGCTATTGCTAGTCTGACCGACAGCTCTGGCGGGACAGCAGGGGATACGATTGCAGTCATCGGTGCAGTATATGCACAGGGTGAGGTTCAAGATGCAGTTGCCTCGTTGGCAAGGAAGATCGAAAATCTAACTGTGACAATGCGTGATGCTGGAATAATTGTTACCTAGGTCAGAAGGGCGATAATGGCTAAAGTACTACGAAGTGATGTGAAACTAGATGGTGAGATCATTCCTGCGGGAACCCGTATGTCTAAGATCAAATCAACTAAGCTTCGCGACCAACTAAAAGAAATCGGCTTCTTCATTGAAGAGGAAACGGCTGAAGAGCCAGAACTCGAAGACGAAGAAGACGAGGATCAGGACGAAGAGGAGGGTTAGTCCCTACTAATGGCGCAGCTCATCAACATCGATGACGTGCAGTCCTGGTTTACCGAAAATAAGCTGCTACTCGAAGCCGATGATGACTTGAAAGAGGAGACTGATGTCTCCAATGAAGTTCTGTCCTCAGTATCCAGCAGGTACGATACGTCCTTGTGGGTCAGTAGGGCAACGACACCTTCCTTAATCAGATCAGTCATCTCGGCTCGGGTAGCAGCCATTCGGTATCGTAAGATCTATGCCGATCAGCTTGATGAAGAGAACTATGCTGATTGGCTTGATGAATGGTTCAAAATGCAGCTTGAAGGTATCATTAGTGGACAGGTACAACTTCTAGATGCCACAGACCTCACTACTGCACTCGATAGTGCAGGACCAAAGTTTTATCCGACAGATACCTCGTCGGTAGATGATCCAGCCATCTTTTCAATGGGAAAGTCATTTTGATGATTACCATATTTATTGACGACAGAGCTCTCAATCTTCTGAAGATAGACATGCAAGCACTGGCTAGAGACCTTGCAGGCACTAATCGTATGAGACAGCCTCTTCTTAGGATAGCAAAAGAGGTTCTTGGTCCCTCAATTAATAGGAACTTCGCTGCAGGTGGACGACCTGAGAGGTGGGAACCCTCAGTGCCAATATCCACTTATCGTCAAAAGAAGAGGGGTGGAGATGAGCCTACACTCTGGGTGACAGGAAAGATGAAGAAGGCTGCCTCTGCTATGAAAAGGTTCAGAGTCAAACAAAACACTATGACCTATGGTTACTTCCCTCCAACTGTTTGGTTCGCTATGGTTCACGATAATGCTACCATAGCTAGGCGTGCCAATATTCCACAAAGACCCTTTGCTCTCATTCAATCAGAAGACGTTGAAGATATCATCAGAATTTTTATGGAGTGGATCGAGAGTAGAGTTAACCGTTACATCAAGAGGTTCTATTTCTAATGTCAGATATGTCTGCTATCACACAGGCGATTATCGACCTTCTTAAAGGTGACTCAACTCTTGGATTGAAGGAGGTCTACTATGGTGATCAGGATGGGATCCCATTAACTCCGTCTGCTACTGTGGAACTTGGCAACAAGGACCGCGCGTATAACCAGACAGGGCTGTTTACCAATCTTACTCCACAGTTCTACATTGTTGTATATCATGGTTTGATGGCTAATGTACAGACCATCAAAAAGGAGCTTGATCAGTTTGTTCAAGCTGTAGAGGACAAGTTGCATGAGGACAATACTCTTGGAGGTTTGGTAATCTCTGGGATTGTCAGCTCTGTGGAACCAGGTGTTGCAGTAGTAGGCAAAGCACAGTTCTATGCACATCGTATAACCTGGGAAGCAATGATAAAGGAAAGGATAGGTGTATGAAAGCTCGATATGCATCTGGAGCTCCTTCTCATGAATTCGTTGGTCTTGGCGTAGTCTTGAGCAACGAGTGGTTCGAGGTGTCTGATGAACAGGCTGCTGAGTTCAAAAAGGCTCACGACATGACACTAGCTCAGGCAGGGTTCGAGGTTAAGGAGAACAAGAAGAAGAAGGAGGCAGACTAATGGTAGCAGGAATTGGTGCTGCTGGTATTCTGGGCGTAGCTAGAGAAGCTGTAGCAGGTACCTATATTGCGCCAGAGAAATTCATTCCTATCAGGAGTGAGACCCTAGGGTTCAATCAGGAGACCATTTTTACTCGACCTATTCGAGAAGTTGCTGACGTCGTTAATGCTGTGCCAGGAAACGTAGCTGTTGAGGGCGACATCGAATTTGAGGTCGCCCATGACTTTTTGCCATACTTTCTTTATGGAATGCGTGGCGATGTCGTAAAGGCTGGAGTATTACCAGACTTTACTTATACATTTACACCTACGTCTATTGGACAAAAGTCAGGTGCTAGCTCAACACTGTCGATAACTGTTGTGCGCAATGGAGTCACCTTTGGGTATGTACAGTGCGTTGTAGGTTCACTTGCACTGACAGTTGATAATGGAATTCTGGTTGCTACTCTTAGTATTCTTGCTACAGACGAAGCATCACAGGGTGTGCCACCAGCAACTTGGCCAACGACAATACCGGTTGGAGCAGGACAGTATCTGTTTGAGATTCCCACAGCTTCGCAGGTGTTTGATGTTGATACGTTTAACTTCTCTGTGGATGATAGCCCAGAGCATGCGTACCGTCTGAGAGATAACGGACGAGGTGCACAGTTCACTAAGTTTGGTGAGCGAAGTGTTGAACTGTCGCTTGAGAGAGACTTTGATGCTCGTACTGACTATGATGCCTTCAAGGCACTTACTGCTCAGGCGATCCACATTAGAGGATCGTCAGCTGCAGCTCGCTACGTCGACGTTCTCATTCATTCGGCAATCAAGGATACTTATGAGGTTGGGCTTGACGGTCAAGGCGATCTGGTTAGGGCCTCCATTACCTACAATGGTATTTATAATGAGACACAATCTGGCGCCTATCAGCTGATAGTTGCAACTGATGAGGACATTGTATAATAAAAAGGAGGAAGGCTAAATGCCAAGGGCGACTATTGATACTACACAAACGGAGAGGTTTGAGCTAAAGTCACTTCCATCAACTAACGAAAATGAAGGTGGCTTTGTAGAGCTTCGAAAACTCTCTTATGGCCAGATTCTAGAACGTCGTGATATGGGTGCAAAGATAGCTATTGAAGGTCTATCTGATCGCCAGTCTCGCGACGAGGATCTGAAGGTTACTACCGAAATGATTCAGAAGGCAGTAACTGAGTTTGAGTTCAAACATAGTATTGTCTCTCACAACTTGGAGGATGAGAACGGTACAAACTTGAACTTTTCCAGACCGAGCGACGTGTGGGCATTAGACCCACAGATTGGCCAGGAGATTGGAAACCTGATTGAAGATATGAATCAGTGGGAAGCTGATCTCCAGGGAAAAGACGCGCAGACCTCCAAGCAAGAATCAACGCCAGCGTCGTACTAAATAAAAAACCAGATATGGAGGTGGCCAGATTGATTCAGATCACTTCACTGTGCAAGCAGCTCAACTGCCTCCCTGGTCCTGGTGGTCTGCTTCAACAAGATCCTTATCTGATCGAAGGTATGAATTTTGTAATGCTAGCTATGCATGAACGTGAAGAGCTCGAGGCAAAGAGAAGGAAGAAGAAGTAAGTGGCCCTAGCAGTAAGGGAGCTCGAGCTGGTCCTCATTGCAAGGGATCATGCATCAGCAACCATTGCACGTGTTGGTGGTGCAATGGTTATTCTGGGTGGTGTACTGGCTGCTGTTGGTGTTAAGGCTGCGTCTGAACTCAAGGATATGGCTCAGGAGGCTGTTGAGTTCAGACAGCAGATGGCTCTAGCAGTCACTCAGGCCGACAATCTGGGTGCAAACATTGAGAATGTTAGTGCTATTGTCGAACGTGTTGGCAACAATATTAACGTTCCCTTCGAGGAGCTCTCCGAGTCTCTGTTTGACATCTTCTCGACGTTGACTGAGGATCAGCTGTCTTCGTTGTCGCAAGCAGAAGGACTGTTAGCTGCATTTGCTCGGTCGGCAGTTGCTGGTCAAGCGCCAGTTAAGGATATTGGGCGATCCGTTATTGCTTGGATCAATGCTCTTGATCAGCCAGCTACAATGGAGAATGTAAATCGACTCCTTGACATTCAATTTGAGTTGGTACGTAAGGGTGCAGGTACCTACACTGAGTTTGCTGGCGAGGTGGGCAAAGCAATTCCCGCGTTCGTTGCAGGGGGACAAAAGGTGGAGACCTTTGGTGGAGCCTTAGCGTTTCTTACCAAGAATGGCTTGAATGCAGCTATGGCAGCAACATCAGCAGCACGTGCAGTAGAACTCATGTTCACACCTAAGGCAATCCAAGGGCTGGCTGATGTTGGTATTAATGTAGAAAACAGCGCTGGAAACTTCCGCCAGATGAATGAGATCATTCGCGATCTCATTCCTGTGTTCAACGGCTTATCTGCATCACAGAAGAAGATCAAGTTCAAGGAGATCTTTGGTACTGGACGTATTCAGGCACGTCGATTCTTCGACTTGGCTATTCCTAATATTGCAGAATTTGAACAGCTTGTCCAGGATATGGAGCTGTCTACTGGTGAGGCTGCTAAAGCGTTCGAGTTTATGTTCAGCCAGCCTCTCTCACAGTTGGAACTCTTCAGCAATCGTTGGGAATCATTCAGACGTGAGATTGGTGACCAGCTCGTTGCAACACTAGAGACCAGAGTCTTTCCTGCACTCAGTCGACTATGGAACTGGTGGCAGAAACTAGATCCAGCGATAAAGAATCAAATTGCAAAATGGGCTTCTTGGGGTGCTTCAATTATGATTGCAGCTGGTGCTCTCATAATTGTGTTGGGTATCCTTGTACTCCTGACAGCTCTTTTTAGTGCCTTTGCTGGTGAAGCAGGCGGTGCATTAGTTGGACTAGGCAAGCTGGTTTCAGTACTTGGCTGGATTGGTGTTATCCTTGCAATCATTGCGTTTGCAGCCTATCTGATCTTTAAGAACTGGGACAAAATCTTCCCATTCCTAGTTGCTATCTGGGACAAGATCAAACAGGCCATGGGGAGATTTGTAGAGGCTAACAAAAAGTTCTTTGACGAAGTCGTTAAGAAGGCCAAGCAGATCTGGGACAGAATGCTAAAGCTTGGGAAAGCAATGTGGAAAACTGCTAAGACTGTCTGGAACGCTATCTGGAAAGCTATCTGGAGTGTGATGCTAGTTTTCTGGAAGAAGTGGGGCAAGGACATTCTAAGTGCCATAAAAAGAGTCTGGGAAGGAGTCAAGAATGTTTTTCTAAATGTGATGGATGTCATTATAGGAATTCTGGACTTCTTCATTGCAGCCTTCGAAGGGAACTGGGAAGGTGCCTGGGAGAGTGTCAAAGGCATCCTACGTTCTGCTTGGGAAGTTGTAAAGGGAATCTTCAGAGTCAATATGGACGTTCTCTCACAGATCTGGCGTATTCTGTGGGACCTTTTGAAGGCAGGAGCAAAGGCAGCTTGGGAAGCTATCATCTCAGTCCTTAAGGGTATCTGGAATAAGATTAAGGATATTGCATCTAGTATCTGGCAGGGTATACTTAACTTCTTCAAGGGTATTTGGGAATCTATAACGGGCACCGCTAAGGATACAATTAGCGGTACTGGTGGCTTGCTTGAGTTCTTCCAAAATCTTCCAGGACGAATTATAGATGCCATTGCTAGTCTGATAGTACTGATGATTGAGTGGGGAGGCAAGATTATTGGTGCTATGCTCGAAGGTACCATTTCAGCTTTTGGTATTGTGCTCGTTTGGTGGCTTGATCTGCCGTTCAAGATTCTAGGAGCAATACCTGATATGGTAAGTCTCCTATGGAATGTAGGTAAGACTATTCTTCGAGGATTGTGGAATGGTATCAAGTGGATCTGGAGTACTGTAGTCTTTGGTTGGATATCAGGATTGGGGCAGAGAATAATACTTGCTACTCCTGATATGTTGAGACTCCTATGGAATGTTGGCAAGACTATTCTTCAGGGACTGTATAATGGTATCAAGTGGGTTTGGAATAACCTTCTGCAACCCTGGGGCGAAGGAATTGGTGATGCAGTTAACAAAGCCATAGGCAATGTTGCGAGTGCTCTTTTTCAAGCAGGTAAGGATATTCTTAATGGACTATGGAATGGTATGAAAGATGTCTGGAGCAGAGTAGCTAGATGGTTGGGAGATAAGGTAAGATGGATTGGAGACAAGTTTAGAGGCATCCTCCGGATCTTCTCTCCATCTAAGGTTATGGTTGATATTGGCAAGCAAACTATGAAGGGCCTTCAGATAGGTCTAGAGCAAGGATTCAGACCTGTTAACCTTGCAATTGATGGAATTATAGACCAGATGCTTGCATCCAATTCACCTACTACTATGACTGACAGTCTTAAATCTACAACCACTACTAACTTCAACGATCATGGACAGACCTTCCAGTTTGGTGATATCGTTTCAAATGCTGACCCCCTAGATATTGCTGCTGAGATTGGCTGGCAGGTGAGGATGCAGTAATGGTACTAGCTAACTATCAGTACAGCTATCGTGGTGTCATTATGGGAGATGGGACCAACTACGATGTCATTTCGATGGAAGGTCTCCATGATATGATTATCCGAGATACTGATCGTGACAATCCTAGAGATCACGGGCTTATTCCTGGGCAACACTCTGCCACCTTCAAACTCATTCGAGCCAATATTTCAGTTAGAGGTACTGCTGGATCGACAGCTCATGAGGACGACATCATCGCACTTATGAACGCGATGAGTCCAGACAGATTCGAAAGTCCTGATGAGACACAGGATCAGTTCAACTTTAAGTTTCCTGGAGAGGACGAGAAGTTTTTCTTTGCTCGTCCCATTAGAAGAAGAAGACCGCGTCGCGTTAAAACTGAGTTTGGCTTAGCACAGGCAAGTATTGAACTCAAACAGTATGACCCAAGGACCTACAGTACTACACAAGACAACAGTGGAACACAGACAGGGGGTCCCTTCAATGTTACTAACAATGGTGGAGCACGTGCATATCCCATTCTAGAGTTCAAGGTCGACAGTCTGGGTGGACTAACACTTGCCAATAACACTAATGGAGATGTTTTCTCTGTAGATGGCTTTCCTGCTGATGATCCAGGAATTACCGCTGATATGGGAAGGTGGGCTAGAGGACGTGGCGATCTTCTAATTGTCTATAAGGGTGCTGTCAATCACTATGCAAAATGGCAAGTACCTCGTGACCCCTTTAGGCTCGATCCAGGTATCAATAGTCTCCAGCTAACAGTTTCTGCTAATGCTGAGATGGTTGTTAAGAGTCGAGACACCTGGATGTAAAATGGCCAACTATGATGCAATGCTTGTGGAGAGAGTTCCTCAGGCTGCTGGAGCACCAACACTGAATCTTATTGATGAGATCATCCCTAAGAAAAAGATTGGTTGGTCAACAGAGCTCATCGGAGATGGTGGGTTCATAACTTTTGCTGCGGTGCCTGATCAGCAGTCATCTGACGTCAAAAATATTCTGATTGATATTGCAGAGACTGCATGTGAGATTTGGCTATATCGTAATGGTGTTATGGTGCAAGCAGGCCCTATCATTGGAGTACAGACGCAAGGCCCCACTATTGTCATCCTAGCTAGATCGCTTGCGTACTACCTTCGATATATGTTTGTTACAGCCGATCTTACCTACACTAATATCGACGATTGGATCATAGGTAAGGGTCTTATCGATCACTGGCAGGCCCTCAGTTATGGTGATTATGGTATTGACACTTCAACAATTGGAACATCGGGGTTTACTCGTACCATCAAATATGTTGCTACCGAAGCACCGAATATCTTCCAAAGATTAGAAAAACTGTCGGAGAAACAAGATGGGTTCGAATGGTATGTTGATCCGCTTTCTCGCAAAATGATCTTTACTGCCCGACGTGGTAGTGATAAATCGGCTTCGGTTATTCTTGACTCCCGTGCCATTGCTAGTCCTAACACCTACTTCTCGGTTGCTGCGGGCGACTATGCTAATTATGGAATAGCTACTGGCGCTACTGTGGAGGGAACAACCACACGGGTGGGGGCAAAGACCAATGCAGTAGCGATGGCGAAGTGGGGTAGAGCTGGAATGTCGGTTGCTGTTGATGAAGCAGAAACGCAACTGGTAGTGGATGACTATGCACAATCTCTCGTTGACTCTATGGCTCATGTTAAATTCATTCCTCCAGTCGGATCTGCCATTCCAGTTCTAGGTGCGAGTGTAGAAGACTTCGATGCTGGCGATACTATTCATTGGGTGTATGACTACGGTCTAGGTAAGTTTCGTGTCAATCGTGATGTATACAAACGCTTTGTCTCCGTTTCAACAAGTGGAGACGAAAAAATGACAGTTGAGTTCGTATAATGGCACGGCGCAGACAAGCTGGAACTAGTATTGCCGAGCGTCTACGACAAGTAGAGCTTCAGCAGTGGGAGTCAGAAGGTGCGATTGTTCGTCGCATCGGTCTTGAAGTCAGCTGGGCAAAGATCGCCAATGTCATGATCTCCAGCGAGTCTGTGGAGTCATCCAACTTCGTTGCTGGAACTTCTGGTTGGAAGATTGATGGTGCAGGCAACGCTGAGTTCAACACCGTTACCGTGCGTGGTGATATTATCTCCTCAAACTGGGATGGTACAGAGCCAATTAATCTGTCTCTCGGCAAGGACGCTGGCGCCACCGTGGGCTTTGCTTTGGACTCTTCTGCAGGTGCAGCACAGTTCCAGACAATCTACGCAGAGGGTGGTGAGCTAGAAAACATGAGTGTCACCGGCAACCTCACCCTCGCCGGCTCTGGGGTATTTCGCACCGCGGCGTCGGGAAACCGGCTCGAGATCACCCAGTCCGCCCAGGACCGGGTCAACTTCTACTCGGCCGCTGGGCTCATGGGACATATCGGCGCCACCGAAGGAGCGAACGATAATCTCAAGATTGAGACCACCCTCGGCGCTACACCTACGCTGTTTCTCTCCGCCGGTGGCTCGTCGAACGGGCAGATCTATCTCCAAGCCTTGGGGACAACGGTCGCTGCCGCTACGATTTACAATCAAGGTACCATCTCGAACCAGACTGGTCTTACTATCGAGAGCTTCGGGGGAACAGCCTTTCAGTTCAAGCAGTGGGGCGACAACGTCAACCAATCGTGGGGCAAACTGTGGATCGAACCGGAAGGGACTCCGGCTCGCCCCGATTACACCTGGACGCCGGACCAGGACACCGGCATGTACCGCGCGACGACGAACGCTATCGGGTTCGCCGCCGGTGGGTTGGAGCGGATGCGGGTGGACACCGCCAACGTCACCATCTACAACACGACCTCTGTG